TGGGGTTCAGCCCTGGCAGCCGGTGGTTTTTCTGCCACCACGATGCTGTTTTCTCTGGGGGCCAGCATGATTCTGGGTGGTGTGGCTCAGATGCTGGCCCCGAAGGCTAAAGTACCGGAGTACAAAAGCACGGATAACGGCAGACAGAACACGTACTTTTCCTCGCTGGATAACATGATTGCCCAGGGGAACCCGATGCCGGTGCCTTACGGGGAAATGCTGGTTGGCTCCCGCCGTATATCCCAGGACATCAGCACCCGTGATGAAGGCGGGGGCGGAAAGGTCGTGGTTATCGGGCGACAGGGATAAAACATAAAAAAATCCCGCAGTGATCGCGGAGCTGCGGGGACAGACAAATGAAGATCAATGTGAAGGAGTTGTTTTTGTTACTCGGGCAAAAAAACACTAACGCAGCGAAATTATAAGCGCCACAGTCAGTGTGTGAAAATGTGAAGATATTCAGAAATTTTATTCCGTCATGACGCAGGCACCCGGTGAGGTGCCTGTTGTTTTTGTGAGTGAACAATTATCACGGTAAGAGGTGATGTAATGGGCAAAGGTGGCGGCAAGGCGCACACACCGCGTGAGGCGAAAGACAATCTCAAATCCACGCAGATGATGAGCGTGATTGATGCGATTGGTGAGGGACCGATAGAAGGCCCGGTGAAAGGCCTGCAGAGTATTCTGGTGAACAAAACCCCGCTGACGGACACGGACGGTAATCCCGTGATACACGGTGTGACGGCGGTCTGGCGCGCCGGGGAGCAGGAGCAGACACCACCGGAAGGCTTTGAGTCCTCCGGAGCTGAAACCGGACTGGGCGTGGAAGTGACGAAGGCAAAGCCGGTAACGCGCACCATTACATCCGCGAACATTGACCGCCTGCGGGTCACCTTCGGGGTGCAGTCACTGTTGGAGACCACCTCAAAGGGCGACCGTAATCCCTCTTCTGTCCGACTGCTGATTCAGTTGCAGCGTAACGGTAACTGGGTGACGGAAAAGGATGTCACCATTAACGGCAAGACCACCTCACAGTACCTGGCGTCGGTGATTCTGGAGAATCTGCCTGAGCGGCCCTTTAACATCCGGATGGTCCGGGAGACAGCGGACAGCACCTCGGACCAGCTGCAGAATAAGACGCTCTGGTCGTCATACACCGAAATCATCGATGTGAAACAGTGCTACCCGAACACGGCGATTGTGGGGCTGCAGGTGGATGCGGAGCAGTTTGGCGGTCAGCAGATGACGGTGAACTACCATATCCGAGGTCGCATCATCCAGGTGCCGTCAAACTATGACCCGGAAAAACGCACGTACAGCGGCATCTGGGACGGCAGCCTGAAACCGGCATACAGCAACAACCCGGCCTGGTGCCTGTGGGACATGCTGACTCACCCGCGCTACGGCATGGGAAAACGTCTGGGGGCGGCAGACGTGGACAAATGGGCGCTTGTATGCCATCGGGCAGTACTGCGACCAGACGGTCCCGGATGGTTTCGGGGGCACAGAGCCGCGGATGACCTTTAATGCGTACCTGTCACAACAGCGTAAGGCATGGGATGTGCTCAGTGATTTCTGCTCGGCGATGCGCTGTATGCCGGTATGGAACGGCCAGACGCTGACGTTCGTTCAGGACCGCCCGTCGGATGTGGTGTGGCCGTACACCAACTGCGATGTGGTGGTGGATGATAACGGCGTGGGGTTTCGCTACAGCTTCAGCGCCCTGAAGGACCGCCACACGGCGGTGGAGGTGAATTACACCGACCCGCAGAACGGCTGGCAGACCTCCACGGAACTGGTGGAAGACCCGGAAGCCATACTGCGCTACGGGCGCAACCTGCTGAAGATGGATGCGTTCGGTTGCACCAGTCGCGGTCAGGCCCACCGTGCCGGGCTGTGGGTGATAAAGACCGGACTGCTGGAAACGCAGACGGTGGATTTCACGCTCGGGTCACAGGGGCTGCGTCACACACCCGGTGACATTATTGAAATCTGTGATAACGACTATGCCGGGACCATGACCGGCGGACGTATCCTGTCCATCGATGCCGCCAGCCGCACCCTGACACTGGACCGTGAGGTGACCCTGCCGGAGACAGGTGCCGCCACGGTGAACCTGATTAACGGCAGCGGTAAGCCGGTGAGCGTGGCCATCACCGAACACCCCGCGCCGGACCGGATACAGGTCAGTACCCTGCCTGATGGTGTGGAGACATACGGGGTGTGGGGACTCTCCCTGCCGTCACTGCGCCGTCGCCTGTTCCGCTGTGTCTCCGTCCGGGAAAACACGGACGGCACCTTTGCCATCACGGCGGTGCAGCACGTACCGGAAAAAGAAGCCATTGTGGATAACGGGGCCAGCTTTGAGCCGCAGTCAGGTTCCCTGAACAGCGTCATCCCACCGGCAGTGCAGCACCTGACGGTGGAGGTGAGCGCAGCTGACGGCCAGTATCTGGCGCAGGCGAAATGGGACACGCCGCGGGTGGTGAAGGGTGTGCGCTTCAGTCTGCGCCTGACCAGTGGTAAGGGAACGGATGCCAGACTGGTGACCACCGCCATCACCGCAGACACGGAGCACCGTTTCAGCGGCCTGCCGCTCGGGGAATACACCCTGACGGTGCGGGCGATAAACAGTTATGGCCAGCAGGGTGAACCTGCCACCACCACCTTCCGGATTGCCGCACCGGCAGCACCGTCGCGGATTGAGCTGACGCCGGGCTATTTTCAGATAACCGCCACGCCGCATCTTGCCGTTTATGACCCGACGGTACAGTTTGAGTTCTGGTTCTCGGAAAAGCGGATTGCGGATATCAGGCAGGTTGAAACCGCAGCCCGCTATCTTGGCTCGGCGCTGTACTGGATAGCTGCCAGTATCAATATCAAACCGGGCCATGATTATTATTTTTATATCCGCAGTGTGAATACTGTTGGCAAATCGGCATTTGTGGAGGCTGTTGGCCAGCCGAGTGATGATGCATCCGGCTATCTGGATTTTTTCAAAGGAGAGATAGGGAAAACCCATCTGGCTCAGGAGTTGTGGACGCAGATTGATAACGGTCAGCTTGCGCCTGATCTGGCTGAAATCAGGACGTCCATTACGAATGTCAGCAATGAAATCACGCAGACCGTCAATAAAAAACTGGAAAATCAGAGCGCGGCAATCCAGCAGATACAGAAAGTTCAGGTTGATACAAATAATAACCTGAACAGCATGTGGGCCGTGAAACTGCAGCAGATGAAGGACGGACGCCTTTATATTGCGGGTATCGGAGCCGGTATTGAGAATACGCCAGCAGGTATGCAGAGTCAGGTGCTTCTGGCTGCTGACCGGATTGCGATGATTAATCCTGCGAATGGCAACACAAAGCCGATGTTTGTTGGTCAGGGCGATCAGATATTCATGAACGAAGTGTTCCTGAAATACCTGACGGCTCCCACCATTACCAGTGGCGGTAATCCTCCGGCATTTTCCCTGACACCGGACGGGCGGCTGACGGCGAAAAATGCCGATATCAGCGGTAACGTGAATGCGAACTCCGGGACGCTCAACAACGTCACGATTAACGAAAACTGTCGGGTTCTGGGAAAACTGTCCGCCAACCAGATTGAAGGCGATCTCGTTAAAACAGTGGGCAAAGCTTTCCCCCGGGACTCCCGTGCACCGGAGCGGTGGCCATCAGGGACCATTACCGTCAGGGTTTATGACGATCAGCCGTTTGACCGGCAGATTGTTATTCCGGCGGTGGCATTCAGCGGCGCTAAACATGAGAAAGAGCATACTGATATTTACTCCTCATGCCGTCTGATAGTGCGGAAAAACGGTGCTGAAATTTATAACCGTACCGCGCTGGATAATACGCTGATTTACAGTGGTGTTATTGATATGCCTGCCGGTCACGGTCACATGACACTGGAGTTTTCGGTGTCAGCATGGCTGGTGAATAACTGGTATCCCACAGCAAGTATCAGCGATTTGCTGGTTGTGGTGATGAAGAAAGCCACCGCAGGCATCAGTATCAGCTGAATTTTATAACCCATATACGGGCGCCAGAAATGGCGCCTTTTTTATTGCAGAAAAGCGAGAGGTAATTATGCGTAAAGTTTGTGCAGCCATTTTGTCCGCAGCCATCTGTCTGTCCGTATCCGGTGCGCCTGCATGGGCGTCTGAACATCAGTCCACACTGAGCGCGGGGTATCTTCATGCCCGTACGAACGCTCCCGGCAGCGATAATCTGAACGGGATTAACGTGAAATACCGTTATGAGTTTACGGACGCGCTGGGGCTGATTACGTCCTTCAGTTATGCCAATGCTGAGGATGAGCAAAAAACGCACTACAGCGATACCCGCTGGCATGAAGATTCCGTGCGTAACCGCTGGTTCAGCGTGATGGCGGGGCCGTCTGTACGCGTGAATGAATGGTTCAGCGCGTATGCGATGGTGGGTGTGGCTTACAGCCGTGTGTCGACTTTCTCCGGGGATTATCTCCGCGTAACTGACAACAAGGGGAAAACGCACGATGTGCTGACCGGAAGTGATGACGGTCGCCACAGCAACACGTCTCTGGCGTGGGGGGCTGGCGTGCAGTTTAACCCGACCGAATCCGTGACCATTGACCTTGCTTATGAAGGTTCCGGTAGTGGCGACTGGCGAACGGATGCATTTATTGTTGGTATCGGATACCGTTTCTGACAACAGACGCCGATTTATCTTCTGTAAATATTGTTATGATACGCAGGTTCATCCACCTTATGGGGTGAACTGCGTTTGAGGAAACGTAAAGTTACACTGTCCTGAAGCCCGTGGCGTCACTGCTGCGGGCTTTTTTTATTGGTGGAAAAGTATGACAGTAAAAATTTCTGGCGTGCTTAAAGATGGCACAGGAAAACCAGTACAGAACTGCACCATTGTGCTGAAGGCCAGACGAACCAGCAGCACGGTGGTGGTGAACACGGTGGCCTCTGAAAATCCGGATGAAGCCGGACGTTACAGCATGGATGTTGAGCATGGTCAGTACAGCGTCACCCTGCTGGTTGAAGGTTTTCCGCCTTCACATGCCGGGACCATTACCGTCTATGAAGGTTCCAGACCAGGTACGCTGAATGATTTTCTCGGTGCCATGACGGAGGATGATGTCCGACCGGAGGCACTGCGTCGTTTTGAACTGATGGTGGAAGAAGCGGCGCGTCACGCTGAGGAGGCGAAGAAGAATGCCGGAGAGGCGGAGACGTCCGCGAGGAATGCCGGCATATCAGCCAGTCAGGCAGAAGAGAGCGCTGCAAATGCTGACACTTCAGCAGGGGATGCATCGGAGTCAGCCCGGCAGGCGGCAGAAAGTGCAGCCGCTGCAAAGCAGTCAGAGGAGGCGTCCTCGTCCTCGGCCTCTGCGGCTGCTCAAAAAGCCAGTGAGTCATCACAAAGTGCAGCAGATGCTGAGTTGTCAAAAAAGACGGCAGAAAGTGCAGCCGGTAATGCAGCCAGGGATGCAACGACCGCAACAGAAAAAGCCCGGGAGTCAGCAGAAAGCGCACAGTCAGCGGAACAAAGCAGGATAGCGGCGGAAGAAGCCGTAAACCGAATCCCGACCGTGGTGGGGCCTCCCGGGCCAAAGGGGGAACCGGGGCCCGCGGGTCCTCAGGGGCCGAAGGGAGATAAAGGAGAGCGTGGCGACACCGGCCCGGCAGGGGCAACCGGCGAACGGGGACCGGCAGGTGATGCTGGTCCGGCAGGCCCGCAGGGGCCGAAAGGTGACAGGGGAGAGCGGGGAGAGACCGGTCTGACGGGAAATGCAGGTCCACAGGGTCCAAAGGGAGATACCGGTGCGGCAGGCCCGGCAGGCCCACAGGGACCGAAAGGAGAAACAGGTGCGGCTGGCCCGGTGGGGGCAACCGGACCTCAGGGACCGAAGGGCGACCCGGGGGAGACACAAATCCGTTTTCGTCTGGGGCCGGCGAGCATTATTGAGACAAACAGCAATGGCTGGTTCCCGGATACAGATGGCGCACTCATCACCGGACTGACCTTTCTTGACCCCAAAGATGCCACACAGGTTCAGGGGCTGTTTCGGCATTTGCAGGTCAGGTTTGGTGACGGGCCGTGGCAGGATGTTAAGGGGCTGGATGAAGTGGGCAGTGATACAGGCAGAACAGGAGAATGACATGAATATACTAAAAAAACTTATGCAGCGTCTGTGCGGGTACGGAAAGCATGATGACCGTGAACACGGGGAGTTACTTACAGCACAACTGCGTCTGGGACCGGCAGACATTCTGGAGTCAGATGAGAATGGCATTATTCCGGAGCAGGACAGGGTAATCACGCAGGTGGTGATACTGGATGCAGATAAAAAGCAGATACAATGCGTGGTAAGACCGTTGCAAATTCTGCGTGCTGACGGGACGTGGGAAAATATTGGCGGGATGAAGTAACCCGACAGCTTCACAAAACCGGAGTCCGGCTCCGGTTTTTGTTGTCATGTATAGGGGATATTTGTTATTAGAGTGTGAAGTAATAAACATGTTAATACGATGGTAACCGGCTCATTTAAACCGTCTGGTCTGTTTCCTCCGGCTCTACAAAAATAATGTCCATCATTTTTAATGGACACTATCGTATGAAACACCGGACCTGGATCACTGAAGCTTTACGTCTTCACTTTGAAGAACATTTACCCCGGGTTGTGGCCGGGCGTCGCCTGGGTGTACCAAAATCAACAGTTTGTAGTATGTTCGTGCGCTTTCGGAGAGCTGGCCTTTCGTGGCCTTTGCCCGCAGGCATGTCGGAGCAGGAACTTGATGCCTGCCTTTACGGACAATTTTCCACGGTACCAGTCGTACGTCCTGAAAGCACCGTTATATCCGAAGCCCCCGTGGTAAAAAAACGTCCCCGGCGGCCCAACTTCCCTTATGAGTTTAAAATCGCCTTAGTGGAGCAGTCACTGCAGCCCGGAGCCTGTGTGGCGCAGATCGCCCGGGAAAACGGAATCAACGATAACCTGCTCTTCAACTGGCGCCATCAATACCGGAAAGGTGGCCTGCTGCCTTCCGGAAAAAATATGCCGGCACTGCTTCCCATGACGTTAACGCCGGAGCCGGATAATAAAATCCCGGCCCCCGCACAGGAACCAGAGCAGATAAATACACCGTCCGACAGTCTGTGTTGTGAGCTGGTTCTGCCGGCCGGAACTCTCAGGCTTAAAGGTAAACTGACGCCGGCGTTATTACAGACACTTATCCGCGAAATAAAAGGGAGCAGCCACTGATGATATCTCTCCCTGCAGGTTCGCGTATCTGGCTGGTTGCAGGTATCACCGATATGCGAAATGGCTTTAACGGCCTGGCATCAAAAGTTCAGAACGTCCTGAAGGATGACCCGTTCTCCGGACACCTGTTCATCTTCCGCGGACGCCGGGGTGACCAGATAAAAGTGTTGTGGGCTGACAGTGACGGACTGTGCCTCTTCACCAAACGCCTGGAGCGGGGCCGCTTCGTCTGGCCAGTCACCCGTGACGGCAAGGTGCACCTTACTCCGGCTCAGTTATCCATGCTTCTTGAAGGTATCAACTGGAAGCACCCGAAACGAACGGAACGCGCTGGAATCCGCATATAA